ATCCATTTAAAGCCTAACGGCCTCCACGCTAAAAATTTAGCGAAATAAACCCTAGGAGTTAACCCAGGGACCGAAGTCAGGCCATTCTAACGAATAGCCTGTTTTGGTAGTTGCTCGTAACTTATCGTTACGAAGGGTCTCGAATCCATAACTGAATTGAGATCCCCGGTGTAAGGCGCTCGTGAGAGCCCCGATCACATACCTATCTGTTCTTCGGGTGGGACGGTAGGTGTACTTGAAGAAGTACCCCTGCCACCCATGCCCAGCCCGCTGGAGCTTTGGTACACATTCATCGAAGGAACCGAGGAACCCACCCGACTGGTAGTCGAGTGAAACTCGGGTCCTAAGATGGGGAGGTACCGCAGTAAAACAGCGGAGCCAAGCACGAAGAAACCTACCATCACGAACACCATGACCATTACGATCATGAGCGTACAGAAGGATTTGGTTAGCATAGGTATAGCAGATTTCGATGTAGTCATCGCGATCTTTCCCTTCTCGCTTTAAGAGAAAAGGTCGGACGTTGTGACCGTCAAAGTAGTCTGCTCCGCAACTTTCCCGAAAGTACGTATTGCCATACGTCTTATCGGTGTTCACACTGAAGCCCAAAAACTTCAGCGTATCTAGAACGAGTCCACTATCATCATCGTGAACGATAATATCGTCTCCATAAGTCAACGGCTGAAAGTCCCCTTTTGTAAGGGAATTAACGGCGAGACAGATGGAATAGAATATTAAAGTTTCCAACTCGAATGTGTACCCGTTTCCCATTGCTGAGAATTTCTCTAACCAGATTTTCGAACCATCTTTTCTCCGGCAAGAACCGACTCGACTCCACTCAAGGAGTTCGAGCCAGTCTTGTCGGTGTTTCAAGAGTAGGCGTACTGTCTGGTGTGCAATGGTATCAGATGCACTCTTGAGATCAATCGTCCAGATGTCTCCTCGCTGTGAAGCGATTCGAGCCCCTTCTTGATTGTTCTCTTGAGTGGTCAGGTCTAGACCGAAAGATCGAAGACGATCGCGAATCGAGGATCCAATCCCTTTCTGAATATAAATATTCAGAGAAGGCTGGATTTCGATTGTACGATCGGTCTTACAATTCTTCGGAACAAACTCGAGATCGGCAGAGTCAACGACGTTAAAGCCGTTCACACGCTGCTTCCACATCTGTGGAAGGCAGTGGATGCCGAACCCAAGGACTTCGGTTGTACAGTCAATTATAGGTGAATCGAACTTCCTTCCGGAAGTGACGACCCTCTTTATACCGACTGTTGCGCCAGGACCAAAAGCCATTTCTTCTTCCAATCTGCTTAAGCTATGCTTCGTAACCCTACCAAGGATACGAGATACATAATCTTGAGCCCTTTCGATAACTTCGAAAACGGAACGATTAGTCGGAGAAACAAGCCCGTCTCTTAGAAGTAAGAGGCGTTCATTGGTCTCGGCACACTGAAGCTCACTCTCCATGTATCCCTTCTCTGCAGCAGACTTCTTGTCAAAGGAAGTCGGCAAGTTTTTGCTTTTAGAGAGTAAAGTAACGGCTAGATAGTCGTCTGCGAAGGTCTGGGCATCGATATAATCGATAGGACGGACCTTTTTAGAAACTAGCTGGTCGTACTCTTTATACTTCAAGAGCATATAGCAAGAGAGAGATACGGCGGTGTTGATCCCGATATAGCTATCGGACGCAACATCGAGCTCGAGTTTAGCAACCCGAGAAGCGTAGCCTAACGGCTTCGCCTGCCTTTTGATGGCCATCTTTCAGTCCTTCCTAGGTGTTAGCTGTTAATACAGCGGATCGAGGTCCTTAACGATGGCGCGAACCTGCGTGTTGTCGAGCGCATTTGCAACAAATGCAGCAAGATCAGCACGTTCGGTAGCAGTCATCGTATCGGGGATCACGAAATAACCCTTGAAGCGACCGACGCGAGATACCTTAGTCACGCCGTTCACCGTTTCAAGAATCGGCATGTCGAAATTGACATCGACACGATTCGTGTTACGGTTGCCACTCGCGAACGAGGACAGAACTTCGAGTTTCAGGTAACCCGCGGATTGCGTTGCCGATCGTTCGGTAAAAATCGAACGATCAGGCGCAACCGCCTGGGGAGCGAAAGACTTCGCAACAGGAGACGCGGCACCATTATTGATGCTGAGAGGACCAGTAACCTGGCTCATATCTTTCCTTTGTCAAGTTAATGACGTAACATGCGTAAAAGAGCTGTGGCCGTTACAATCTTACGCAAAGATTGTGACGGTTCGTATCGTGGAAGAGGGATCGATAAACTTGTATTGTTTATTGATCTCAATCTACGAGTAGAACGCCCGGTCGCTGTTGCACCATCGCTTGTCGAAGTTCGAACGGCTGCTTCCATAATTTGTTCGGATTGATTAAATGAAAAGTCTGTAGTGCCTGCTAAGGCATCTAGACGATTCAAATAATCACCGACAGGAAGAAGCCAGTCGACAACGAAAGAGAAAGGAACAAGTTCCCAACCGAGAGCCGGGGCATTTAAGAATCCGAAGCGCTTTAAGTCTTCAAGTTTGTCGTCCTTAACCATATACCGTGCATTAATTTTGCAGGTATGTGTGATCGTGACAGCATCCTCGAAAAAGAATTGCCCTTCGGGATCTTTGACGGTAGTCTTTCTGGTACCCCAATCTGTAGCCGATGCTTGGACAAAAACGTAAGTACCTTTGCTGATTTTATCAGCTAAGGACTTAAGAGTTCCATCTAAGTCACTGACTAAAGGAAGGATACCAAATTGATATTCAATCCATTTCTTTGAGAACCCCTTATCTTTCCTAAGATTATGGAGTAACTCGCCAAAATGGAATCGCCGTAATGCCCGCCAACCTTGGAGAAGTTCTTGAGACAGCTTAAGGAGAAGATCGGCGGATTGCCGATATTCAACTAAAGTCTGAGCCAAGTTTACGTTCTGCCTCTTCACTTTGTCGAGAATCTTACCACGTGCATCAGACACGACATGAGAGAGATCTATATTACTAGAGATTCCTGATGACAGGAATCCGTAGGTAGTATTTCCCTCAAATATGCGTCTAACGTACAAGGTTCGATCTTCGCGAGAAGAGAACACCGTACGGTCAGTTACGAAACGAAATAGATCGCTAGGCTTATTACGCTTCTGAGAGTTCGGTTTCGCCATCACTTCAGAGAAGGAAGGCGGACCGTACACCCCAGTAGGCGTGATAAGTGGCGGCCCATTTGTTTCTGTAAAAGCCATATAAGTGCTTCCTAGGTTAAAGAGTGAAAAGCCCCACCGGAGAATTCCGGTG